ATGACAGGTAAATTGGTAAGCAATCACGACGCACAAGAAATTACGCAGTGGATTCAAAGTGAATTACACGATTACAATCAATAGTCATTTTGGACAAATAATACCAAAAAAACCGCTTTTACCAGTTGACAATTATCTTAATGAATGTATACTGTATATAACAGTTAAACAATAAGGAGTTAAACAAATGGCACAACTATTAGAAATTACGGTATTTGACACAGAAGGTAATGTTGATTATCGTTTCACAGGCACACAAGAAGAAATTAACAACGAAATTGACTTGTTGGATTCACACGTTGAATACAGCGTTGAGGAGGTAGCGTAATGAAACAAGTAGTATTAACACTTGAAGAAAAAATGGGTGAAAACACAAATTATACCAAACACTCATTTGGTAATGATTACCACAAAGTTAATGGCAAGTGGACAAAACACTATAATCAACTAAATCTATCTCCCACTAATTTAAGTGAACACGGTTTAGAATATGGTGATGTTGCTGACATTGAGCAAGAATGGACAGAGGCATTTGCTAATAAGTTATATGAAAAGATTCATAAAGCATTTGATGAATTGAATGCTGAATGTGCCTTGTTAAAAACTGAATACACACTTAAGGCAATTGAACAAGCAAAGGCAAACAAAAAAGCAAATGAGGTAGCGTAATGTCAACTCTAGAAAAACAATGGGAAGAATTAAAGTGGCATCTTCAGGCACTTAAGGAATCCAACCACAAAGACAAGACTTATATTAAGAGTGTTGAATCCAAACTTAAACAAATAGCACAACAAATGGAAGAAGAGACAGCGTGATAAAATATGGCATCCCCATATATCTAATTCTAATCATACTGTTTCTTACTCTAACAGGATGTGCTACACCACCACGTTGGTTGTCAACAATGTACGACAACAACGACCCGTGCCAAGCACGTTTTAGAGAAGAAGGTTATAAACGTCCTTCTTTTTGTGGCAAAGGCAAAACACCTTCAAAAGTAATCATTGTAGATTACTATACAAACAATCCCGTTAAATACTAGTATGAAAAACGATTGGTGGGAGGGAGACAGTATGAATACTTTTGACCCATATGAGGAATTGATGTCGTTGAAGAGTGAACTTGCTCATCAACGCAAACTAATCAATAACCTAATTGTTACAAACAATCAACAAGCAGAAGTGTTGGTTAATGTTAGCAATCAACAGGTTAATCTTGTAAACGATTTAAAGAAAGCCACAAGAGATTTAGAAGTGGCACGAAGACAACTAGACTTAATAAATAAACCCCTCTGAATTAACTTCCGCTAAATAGTGTTATGAAGTTAGCACAATGGCAATCTCTCGTGGCAAAGGATCCACACCGTTTTAAGGTAGTAGTAGCAGGAAGACGTTCAGGTAAAACATATTTGTCAATAAGACAGATATGCTATCACGCACGATTACCTAATCAAAACATATTCTATCTTACTTCATCCTATAGACAGGCAAAAATGATAGCCTGGAAACTGTTGAAAGAAAAACTGTTAGACTTACGTTGGGTAAACAAAATAAACGAAAGTGAACTTTCTATTACACTTAAAAATAATTCTATCATAAGCCTTAAGGGCAGTGAGAATATACACGCATTGAGAGGAATTTCTTTATCCTACGCAGTTATTGACGAAGCGGCGGATGTAGACGAAGATCTCTTTCCTGAAATCATACGTCCAGCACTAGCAGATCAACAAGGTGGATGCCTCTTTATTACAACACCAAAAGGCAAAAGCAATTGGGTGTATGATGCTTACAATATGGAAAAGGAAGCACCAGATTATTGGAAGAGTTTTACCACAACAACACTAGAAGCAGGATTTGTTCAACCTGAAGAAATAGAAGCCGCAAAAATGGATATGAGTGAGCGACAGTTTCGCCAGGAGTTTCTAGCGACATTTGAAACATATGAAAACAGGGTAGCGTGGGAGTTTTTTAGAGAAAAAAATGTTAAAGAGTTAGAACAAATTGACACCAGCATACTACACGTTGGACTTGACTTTAACGTAACACCAATTTGTGCCGCGGTATGTGTAAGGGTTGGTGATGATTTGTATCAAATTGATGAGATACGCATGGACAACTCAAATACACAAGAGATGGCAGAAGAACTAAAGAACAGATATCCACGTTCAAAGATATTTGTTTATCCAGACCCAAGTGGTAATGCTCGTAAAACATCAGCAAATGGGCAGACTGACTTTAGCATACTACAGAACAGTGGGTTTGTCACAAAAGCACCAAGACGACATGACGCAGTACGTGATAGAATTAACGCTATCAATGCTCGTTTTCGTTCCGCAGACGGGCGTAATCACTTGTTTATAAGTAATAAGTGTAAATACACTATAGAATGTCTGGAGAAATACAGTTTCAAAGAAGGAACTCAAACCCCAGACAAGGGTGGTAAGGTGGATTATTCGCATATGTTTGACGCATTAAGTTATTGTGTCGCATTCTTATTCCCCTTAACCAGAGAGGTGGAACCAACGGAACCACAACGATGGGGACATAATATTAAGAAACAGTATGCCTACTAAAGGATAACGCAATGAACGTAACAGAACAAATTCAAGATGAAGTATCAACAATAATCGCAGGAAATGAAACCTACGACGAATATCAAGAGCAATGGAAATATCTACTCCAGTCGTTTTTAGGGGGCAAAGAATATAGAGATGCCAAACACCTAACACGCTATCAATTAGAAACAGACGCAGAATATCAAGCAAGACTAAACACTACACCACTGGAAAATCATTGCGCCAGTGTTATTAGTGTTTACAAATCATTCTTGTTTAGAACACCGCCTGTCAGAGACTTTGGTAGCATTGCTAACTTACCAGAACTAGATGCGTTTGTAAAAGACGCTGATCTAGATGGTAGAAGTATAGATGCGTTCATGAAAGATGTAGCAACTTATTCCAGTGTGTTTGGACATAGTTGGATACTAATTACACAACCAGATGTTGGTGCTAGAACTAGAGGCGAACAAAGAGAAATGGGTGTTCGTCCTTATGTTAGTGTTCTTAATCCTCTTGTGGTGCTAGATTGGAGTTACACTAGACAACCAACAGGACGTTATGAATTAGACTACCTAAAGTATGTTGAAGACATCAACGGTAGCATTAGAACAATTAAAAAATGGACACCACAAGAAATTAAAACTTATATTGTTGATTTAGATGAGGGTGAAATACAAGAAGAAAGTGTAGAAACAAATGGATTGGGCATGATACCAGCAGTTTGTGCCTACAACATTAGAAGCACAGTAAGAGGCATTGGTATGAGCGATGTTGGCGACATTGCTGACTTACAGAAGTTCTTGTATAATTCAACAAGTGAAGTAGAACAATCAATAAGAATGAACACACACCCTTCAATTGTTACAACGCCTGATTGTAATGTTGGTAGTGGTAGTGGAGCACTTATTCATATGCCAGAAGGATTGGATCCAGGATTAAAACCTTACCTATTAGAATTCAATGGCGCAAGTGTTGATAGCATTTACAAATCAATTCAACACACCACAGACGCAATTGATAAAATAGCAAACACAGGCGCAGTCAGGGCAACTGAAAGTCGCACAATGTCAGGTGTTGCTATGGAAACAGAATTTCAATTACTAAACGCTAAACTTTCTGAAAAAGCAGATGCTATTGAACTTGCTGAAGAGCAAATGTGGAAAATATGGTGTATGTATATGGGATACACTTGGGATGGTTATGTGGACTATCCAGGCAGTTTCAACATTAGAGACACAGGCGCAGAAATTGCTCAACTTAAAACAGCAAAAGAAAGTTCAGACAATCCTGTTGTCAAAAAAGAAATTGACAAGCAAATACTTGAGTGGATGGAAGTTGATGATGATGTTCTAGAAAAACTTGATGAAGAACACCCAATCACAACACCACAAACAAGAGCAAGTCATATTCAAGAAATGATTATGGAAGGATATACAGACGCACAAATGTTAGAGCGTCATCCTGAAATAACACAACAAGACATTGACAATGCCAAAAGAGCATTGTTAAACATTGAAGGAGCGAACAATGAAGCATAAGAAAAAAGGTGGGAAACGCGGCGGAAAAAGAGGCGGCAAACGCGGCGGTAAACGATAAAGAATTGTGGACAAGTTACTTCTACAATATACGTCACGTATGCCCATGGAGTTATTCAGCATGGAAACGTGGCAAGATAGAAATAGATTTGTGGAAGGGCGTGGCAAAAGATTTAGGAAATTTAGAGGCACGGGTAAACATCATTGGTGTTATAAAACCTAGGCTTCTAAAAAAGATTGAAGAACGTTTAAACAACGAACGTCAATCAGAAGAGTGGTTACACAGCCACCCTTCATTTGGGATTAACTCTACACCCGTTCCTGTTCTAATACAACAGGATAGATTAGGGTTAGAAAAGGCAAGAAAGCAGTCAAATCAATGATGGTTTTACCGCTACTTGCTAAATATAAAAACAAACTCTAAAGGAGGCGATGTACAATGTCAGACAATACATTGGTAAATGAAGACGCAACTCAAGCGGAAGTAGAAAATACAGAAATTGAGGCACAAGCAACAGCGGAAAAGACTTATACTCAAAAAGAAGTTGACGATATGATGGCACGTATGAAAGGTTCCATCGCTCGTAAGTTTGAAAACAAATATTCTGATTTGGGTGATGTAGAAGAACTACGCAATTTGAAAGCAGAGGCTGAAAAGCGTCAGCAAGAACAACAAATCAAGCGTGGTGAGTTTGAAAAAACACTACAAGAACTAGCCGCTAAAAAGGATGCTGAAATACATAAGAGAGACAGTGTCATTAAGGAGTATAAGGTGAATACCCCGCTTTTGAATAGTGCCGCAAAATACCGTAGCGTTAATCCAGAGCAGGTAAAATCCTTACTTGCTAATCAAGTAAAACTTAATGATGAAGGAGATGTAGAGGTAGTAGATACCACTGGTGGTGTGCGTTATAACGACGCTGGACAACCAATTGGTGTAGACGATTTAGTGCGAGAATTCCTGGATTTAAATCCGCATTTTGTAGCACCTACTCCATCTACGACAAACACCAAGAGCAATCTTGGCACTATTAATGGTGGAAAAGTTGATGTCTCTAAATTGGATTTGAGCAAACCTGAACATAGAAAAATGTATCAGGAAGCCAAAGAAAAGGGCAACTTGATATTAAACAATGCCTAATATATGAGGAGATAGAAAATGGCTAACAACACAACAATTAACGCGGAACTGTTTACCGCTTTATTGGCGGACACACAATTCGCCGCTTATGAAAATAGTGTTGCGAGACAGATTGTAACTATATTTGATTCCCCACTAAACAGTGGTAAATCTTTACAAGTTCCAGTTTGGAGTTCTGTAACAGCAGACGAGTTCACTGAAGGAACTACCGCAACAGCAAAAGACACTAACACTACTTCAGCAACAATCAACCTAGCAGAAATTGGTGCTTACTTCCAAGTAACTGACTTCTTAAGAGACAGTGCTCAAAGAGACGTAATTTCTGATTTAGGTTTCAACGCAGGTAGAGCGATTGCTGAAAAAATGGATTCTAAAGTATTTTCACTTTTCAATTCATTCTCTGATAGTGTTGGTACAGAAGACAGTGCTATCACTGTTGACAACATTTTTGATGCTATTGCTACACTACGTGGCAATAAAATCACAGGCCCTTTATACGCAGTAGTGGGTCCAAGACAAGCACTTCAATTGAAGAAAGCATTATATAGCGGTGGCGGAACTGTAATGGCGAACGACACTGTTGGTGGCGCAGTTCTTCAAAGAGGCGCAATTGGCACACTTGGTGGCTGTACTATCATAGAAAGTTCTTTAGTTAAGTCAGATTTAGACACTGACACTGACACTGAACTAAACATGGTTGGTGCTGTATTTGCTCCAACAGCAATTGGACACGCAATGCGTGGCGGTATTGCTATGAATACACAGTATCAGGTAGCGGACAGAGCAACTGACGTTATGATGAAAGCAACTTGCGGCGAAGCAATTCTTCAAAACTCACACGGTGTGAAGATTGTTGGTTCCGCTAGCGACTAATAACACAAGGAGTAAGTAGATGTCTTTCATAATTGAAAATAATGTAACAATTAGTTTCGCAGACTATGACGATTGTGTTGATAAAGACAAGCGTCTGTTTGAACAGAATGAGGGACTTACTGACGACTATGTTGAAGAGCAACTAATTAGGGCAACAGAGCGTATCTTATCAAAGTTACGCTCTTCGTCCTGGTGGAGAGCATACTTTATTAGACGTGACACTGCCAACACTGTAATAAACACAGTGGCGGATGTGCCAGCACTAGACCCTGACAAAATTAAGTCAAGACTTAATGACTTTAGGGACTTGTGTGTCTATACTGCTTTTAGTAATTTTGTGTTACCTTCAATCGCTGACTTTGGCGCTGAAGACAACGCAGAACGCAACAAGATGGGTTACTATTCAAACAAAGCAGATGATTTGTTTGGTGAACTTATCACAGCAGGTGATTGGTATGATTTTGATGATGATGGCAGTATTGCGTCAACTGAAAAATCCCCAGGGCAATACAACCTTAAGAGGGTTCGCTAATGAGAACAGAAGTTCTTGATTACATTGAAGGGTTGTCATTAGGTACATTTACTGTAACTAGAGACTTACCTTACGATGCGAGTGGCAATGCTCTATACTTGACTAACGTAAAGAAGATATATGTTGACGAGAAACAAATAACTTCAGAACCGTTAGTTCAAGGAATGGATGGATTACATATCAATAATCAGGTACAAAGCGTTAGTATCTACTTCACTGCGGATGCGAAGCAACTTCCAGCGAACTATGACGATTTATTGTCAGATTTGAGGGGAGCAAGAGATATAACTTCTGTCAGCGGTGTAAACCGCAGGGAGATAGAGGAATCAAGCGACTTTCAAGGAGACTTGATTGTCAAAACGTTGGAAATACGTTTTAACACAGTAACATAAAGAGAGGAAACGACAAATGGCTTACATTTATCCAGCACCTGGTGTTAGCAACATTCAAGCGGTATTAACAATTACAACTAACGGTGGAACAGACACAGTTGGTTTAGTAGTGCCAGCACTACAAGACGTAACAGTTAATAATGCTAATGATGTATTCACTTGGACACAATTAGATAGTGGATCCAAACAACAAATTGCTACAACTGCCACAAACAGTTTAGGAATGAACATTGTTCTAGAACAAGACACGTTTTTTGGAACCGCAGTATCTGGAGAAGATGCTCAAACAGCAGGTATTTTTGGACTGTCTAAAGACAAAACCAAGATTGACTTTGAACTTTACCTAGGTAGCACAGACGGTGCGAGTACATCAGATGGTAAAACAATTTCAGGAAGTGGTTATGTCACAGGACTAGCACCAACTGTATCAGCAGATGCTCCAGTATGGGTTTCACCAATCACTATTACAGTGGATGGCGACTACACAGTTTCTTAATCAACGATTAGGGAAGAGCGAGGGATAAGCGGGGCTTTTATGCCCCGTTTGTTCTATATAAGGTAAATACAATAGAAGGAAAGATTAATGGATGTATTAGATAAAAAGACAGACAAAGAACTACTTCAAAGCGTTCTTGCTGAACTGGCAAAAGCACAAAATGAAATTAAATGTGCCCGTTCAGATATAGAAAAGGCAACATCAAGAATACGTTTCTTGCTTGTTGTAGCAAACACAATGATAGAAAGACAAGGAGATTAACAGATGAAATTACAAGAACTTTCAGCAAAACCCAAATTAATTCAAATCAAAGTTGATGACAGTGAAATCGTAGAAAAATACGGTGAAGCAGTAGAATTTTGGATGTATGATAGACATTCAATGGATACTTTTATGTCCATGGCTACTGTAAATGAAGATAATTTAGGCACTATTGCTAAACTAGTAAGAGAAGTAGTTTTAGATGAAAAAGGCAATAAGATTTTAGGCGATGGAGAAACACTACCAAGTGATATTCTTGTAAAAGTAATGAACAAGGTTGTGGATAGCCTGGGAAACTTGAAAAGCCAGACTTCAAAAAAATAACGCCAATATTAAACAGCGTTATAACAATTGATTTTCTGGCAAAAAGATATGGTTGTTTACCAAGTCAAGTTTTAGCAAATAGCAATACACTTGACTTATACATTGCTGAAACAGCAGTTGGGTATGAAAGTTTTGTTCATAAAGAAGCAAACAAAACAGAAAGTGAAAAATACTCATCTGATGATTTAACAGCAATGTTGAATAACGTAAAGGAGCGAACAAATGCGAGTAAAACAGTTAACAAACAGGATTAGCCCTAGGATGCGTCGCGTTAGAAACGAGATTGATAAGATTCCTGGGCAAGCCTATACCTATTTTAAAAGTATTACTCCAATTGATAAAGGAAACGCTCGTAAAAAAACCAAATTTAAGAAAGTTGGTGGTTTATCAACAATTGATGCTGATTATGAATACGCAGTTCCTCTTAACGAAGGGCATAGTAAACAAGCCAAACAAGGTATGACTATCCCTACTATTAAATATATTAAAAGATTGTTACAAAGAATAAAAGGAATAGTATAATGGCAACAGTTGATAGATATAAAATTGAATTAGATACACGTCAAGCCAATACTGCTTTAGGTGGTTTGCGAACTGCTGTCAAAGGATTTATTGGTGTATTAGCGGCGAGAGAAGTTATTCAATTTGGACAATCAATTATTGAATCCACAAGAAAATTCCAAACTTATGAAAACCAATTAAGACTTATTACACAAGGTACTGAAGATTTAAATCGTGTAATGGCACTGTTACAACAAAGTGCTATTAACAGTAGAACTAGTTTTGAAGGGTTTTTAGATTTATTTGTTAAACTTCGCGTTACAACAGAAGCATTAGGAATTAGTGAAGCACGTGTAATATCTGTAACTGAAAAACTATCACAAGCATTACAAGTGGCTGGCGCTGATGCGGCAACTGCTAACGCTGTTATTAGACAGTTTGGACAAGCCATGGCATCAGGCGAAGTGCGAGGTGATGAATTTAGAAGTATTGTTGAAGGACTTGGACCCGCACTTGCTATTATGGCAAGAGAAAGCGGATTAAACGTTGGTGAATTAAGAAAACTTTCGCGAGAAGGCAAATTAAGTGCTGAAGTTATGTTTGAGATGTTTGAGGCATCAAATGCTTTAAGCAGTGCCTTTAATACACAAAAAATAACAGTATCACAATTAGAAACAGCATTAAGCGATGCTTTTGATAGAGCAAAAGTTAAATTAGGTGAAGTCACAGGAGCAACGTCATTCTATCAAAGTATAGTAGAAAATTTAACAAGAAGATTTGATCAATTTTCAGACGCTGAAGGCGCTTTAGTTAACAAACCACTAGCGGATTTGGTGAAAGAAATTAGAGATGGTAGTTTTTCCGCTGTAAAAGGTTTAGAAGAAGTTGAAAACAGATTACAAGATTTACGTGCTAAAGCAAATTTACCTGGCAACATGGGTATGGTATTCCGTAGTGATTACCAAGATCAAAAAAATGAACTTTTGGCATTAATAGAAGAATTCAAAGTTTTAGCAGAAGTAGAAGCAGAAGTAGAAGCAGAACGAGCCGCGGCAACTAAAAAAGCCGCTGAAGATCAAGCAGAATTAGTTAGATTAATCAAAGAACAAGTAAAAGGTGTTGATGCTTTAAAAACCAAAGCAGTTGAATATGGAAAATTAGATTTTGGTACACCTTTAGAAAAAGCAAACAAAAAATTACAAGAAGCACAGCGTGTCTTAAGTGAATTAGAAAAGGCACAAGCAATTATCAATGAAAATCAAAAATTAAATAAAGATGGATTAATTGATTATTCAATTGAAATTGATAATGCCAAGGCGGCAATTGCTGGATTCAAAAAAGAAATTGCTGAACTTCAAGATATAACTTTAGAAACATTCTACGCAGACTTAATAGAAAATAGTCAAGAGGCGGCAGAAAAAATAGATTTTACAAAACAGTCTTTAGCAAGATTAAAAAAGGAATTTGAAGATGGTGTAATAAGCCAAGAAGTTTATACACAGGCATTGAAAATCCTAGGTAAAGAATTAGAAAAAATAGATAAAAATACAAGAGAGATTAATCGCAACGTAAGAGATTTCAAAGATACGTTAAGTGAAGGTATATCTGATAGTCAATTAGAATTAGACAGTCTTAACATGGATCCTTTACAAAAACAAATCGCTCAAATTGAACAAAAATTTGCTAAAGATTTAAAAAGGCAAATAAAAGAGTTACAAGATTTACAAAATGAAGCAAACGCAGATGAGATAAACAAGGCAATTGAAGACATTACAAATGCCAGCAATGAAGCCTTAAAACAACAAAAAATATTAGCAGAACAGGCATATGAACAACAACGTTCATTTGAATATGGTTGGAAAAAAGCATTTGACGAATATGCTGACAACGCCACCAACGCGGCTAGGGCGGCAGAACGTATATTCCAACAAACCACTAGAACAATGGAAGACACTATTGTAAACTTTGCTAAAACAGGTAAATTTGAATTTAGGGGGTTAATAAATGATATACTAGAACAACTGCTACGTTCACAAATTCAACAGTTACTTGCTAAAACATTTGGAGCATTTAACAGCAGGGGCGGAGCAAGTTCTTTAGGTAATTTGTTTGGGGGATTTTTTGCTAATGGTGGCACTTTACCATCAGGCAAATTTGGTATCGCAGGAGAGGCGGGTCCAGAACTTATTACAGGTCCCGCAACAGTTACACCACTTTCACAACTAGGTGGTAGCGGAAATGTTACATACAATATAAACGCAGTTGATGCTTCAAGTTTCAAATCACTGGTTGCTAGAGACCCAGGATTTATACACAGTGTAGCACAACAAGGTGCTAGAAAAGTGCCAGGGAGAAGATAGATGAGTTTTCAATATGTAATTAACAATGCTACAACACTAGGTATAGACAGATTAGACACTGTGGCAAGCACACAATCACGTGATGGTACTGTTAAGGCAGTAAGCAGAGGCACACCTAAAAAGATATTCACAGTAAGACTGCCAGATGGACCCAAGTGGGCAGACATTAAAACAGACATTGAAGCCGCAGAAGCATTGGATAGACATACAACAGACACTGTCACTATAACATACGCAAAACACCCATGGTATTACGCTAATGTTACACCTTCACAAGAAGAAAGTTACACAGTTATTTGTGTAGCGTTTCCTAGATGGACAGTGTTTGGTAATCAACAAGTGAGGTGGGACGGCGAATTTGTATTTGTAGAGGTATAAAGGTTAATGGCAAATTTAGATAGTTATACTAGTGTAAGAACAAATGTATTTGTAAGACTGGCAATTGATGAATATAGAACAACATCAAGTGGTAGTTTTACATCACAGGTATTAAGATTTAGTGACAGCACTAGCACAGAAACAGTAGAAAGCGAAACTTATTCACCACTGGGTACACTGTTAAACATAACAGCAACAACCAGTGAAATACGTCCAAGCAACAACACAATCACAGTAAGCATAAGTGGTATTCCAACAAACAGCATACCAGAAATTGTAAACAGCAGAATTAAAGGCAGTGATATTAAAATATATCGCAAGTTCAAAACTATTGCTGGCACTGACATAGCAACAACAGGTTATTTCCTAGGCAAAGTCAACAACTATTCACTACAAGAAGATTTCAATGTAGAGGATAGAACAGCAAGTAACATTATTCTACTAGAATGCGCCAGTGATATTGGTTTGTTAGAACAAAAGATATCAGGACGCAAAACTAACCCCATAAGCGAAAAACGTTTCTTTCCAAATGACACAGCAATGGATAGAGTGCCAACACTTAAAGGCACACGCTTTGACTTTGGAGCACCATAATGAGTTTTATAGATAGTGTAATTGGATTTGGTAAAAAAGCAGTTGGATTTCTAGGTGGGGATTCAATTGGCGGCAGTTTGGCAAGAACTGCTCTTTTAGGTTATGCTCTTAATCGTGTTATAAAGAGCGCCAACAAGGGCAATGATGCTTTACGTGATGAAGGCAGTGAAGTTACTGTGGATCCAGATACAACACACAGCATACCAGTCCTTTATGGTAGTGCTTATGTAACAGGTAAAATTACAGATGCTGTTCTTACAAGTGACAACAAAACAATGTATGTCTGTTATACACTTTGTGAAAAGACAGGCAACCTAATTGATGGCACAGCAAGTCAAATTAACTTTAATGAATTATATATAGATGGTTTTAGAATTGGTTTTCAAACAGATGGTAAAACTGTAAAAACTATTTTTGATACTGATGGTAATCAAAGTGATGTTTGGAATGGATTGA